AAAAACAAACAAAAAATATATATTTGGTGAATATCCTGAAATTATTCGTACAGAAAAGAAGAAAGAAATGTATGATAAAATGGTTCAATTAAGATTAGATGGATACACTTATAAAGATATTGGGTATAAATTTGGTATATCGGAGACCACAGCACATAAATGGTTAACTAAGTAAACTATGAAAACAGTTAAAGTTGGTGAAATGGAAATACCATCAGATTATTTCTCAATGAATGAAGAAGACAAACAAATAATCTGTAATTCAATATTAGAGTCAATTATGTATCTATTGGAGAAGCACGTTAATACTGATGAAGTTGACAGAAGAGTAATATTAGATAGGATTATAGAATCCAGTATCATAACGAATGAGATGGAAGAGAATTATGAAGTGGCGGGTGTCTTATTTGATATTCAAAAATTAATTAATGCATAAAGAAATTGAGGATTATTTAACAAGAAACTATTATCAATTATTGACAATAGCAAAGAGACTAACAAAGAATGACCAGTTATCTCAAGAATTACTACACGAATGTATCTTACAGATATTGGAAAAGGAAAAGTTAGTTCTAAAATCATATGATGACAATTCAATTAAGTACTACATTGTTGCAATAATGAGAATTAACTACTTCTCAAAAACATCCCCATTCTATTACCGAATAAGACGTGAACGTATTATAATGAATGTTGATATAACAACTTGTTGGGATATGTCCTATGAACAAGAGGAATTTGAAACAGAAGAGTTATATCAGTTATTGGAAGAGGAGTATTGTGAATTAAATTGGTTTAAAAAATCATTATTGGATATGTATTTGGCATTAAACTCATCAATGAAAGCAGTATCAAGGAAAACAAATATTCCCATTCAAAGTATTTCTCGTTATATTAAGGAGACAAGACAAGAGGTAAAATCAAATATTATCAATAAGTTAAATAAATGATTATATTTGTAATATGAAAAGATTATTAAATATACCAATTGGAAGTAAATTTGGAAGATATACCATATTAGAAGAAGTAGAACCATTTTATAATTCTAATAACAAAATGGTTAGAATATTCAAATGTCAATGTGAATGTGGAAATATAAAAAACATACGTTTATTATTATTAAGAAATGGAGCAGTAAAATCTTGTGGTTGTTTACATAGAGAAAATAGTAAAATTAGAACAACTCAAAGAAATTTAAAACATAATGATTCAACAAGATATGATAAAAAATCTGAATATAATAGTTGGGCAGGTATGAAACAAAGGTGTTATTATGAAAAACATATAGGTTTTAAACATTATGGTGGTCGTGGGATAAAAGTTTGTGATAGGTGGATTAATTCATATGAAAACTTTATATTAGATATGGGAAGAAAACCTAATCCCGAATATAGTATAGATAGAATTGATGTTAATGGCAATTATGAACCATCAAATTGTAGATGGGCAACATCTTCAGAACAAATTAAAAATAGAAGAAAATAAATATGGAAAGACAAATTAAAGGAATTATAACCAGCGAAAGTCCTGACGATCATTGGGGATTTTTAAATGTAGCAGGAAAGAAAGTATTAGACCTTGGAGCGGGCATTAATAGTGAATTTATGCCAACACCTTGGTACTTCTTACAAGAACGAAAAGCAAAGAAAGTAATTGGTGTTGATGCAGATAGACAATCATATGACTGGTTTATCAATAATTTCAAGGTAAAGAACTTTATTCCAATTATGGATATGGTAGATAGGATTGAGAAGTTTGAACTATACTTAGGGTATTATAAACCCGATATAGTGAAGATGGACATTGAGGGTAGTGAAATACTCATCAACGCACTGAACGTGTCTTATTTGGAATCTGTGCAACAAATAGGGATAGAATATCATAACTTGTCCTGTCTAATATCTTGTGAGAATAAATTAACGGAAGCAGGTTTCAAGTTGGAGTATTTTAACTTTGAACATTTGGATATTGATTATCAAGGTGTTCTGCACGGATATAAATCATTTAAACCAATAGAATTAAATAAGATATAATATGGGATGTAATTGTAAGAAAAGGGAACCAATTGTACAAAACCAAAAACCAATAATAGAAGAATTTGATACACAAGAAATAGATGGACATATCTTGGTACCAACTGATATGAAATACGATTGGTATAATAACATAGATGAAATAGAACCAATAAAACCAAAGGAAGATGAATAGAAGAGAAAGAAGATATTACGAACGTAAACAAAATAAGATAGTGTTAAATAAAAGGGATCAGATAATTAAATTCTTGGAAGAGAAGTTCCCAACAGATGAAGATAAGATAGCATATATCAAGAAACTACAACAAGAGTTGGAGCAGATGCAAGTAAATCCTGATGCAGTTCAAAACATTATAGAAGAAAATTAATATTTAATAGTATGGCTACAAGTAAAAAAACAGTAGAAGTAATAAATGTAGGTATATCTAATGAGGATGTATTGTTCGCATTGGAAGCATTAAGAGTCTCTGGTATGACAGATGAAGTTAAAGAAAAGGTAAATCATATATATAGAACCATCTTTAACGAAGAAATAAAACATAGTTGTTGCAAGAATAGAGCATACAATAAAATGGACCACTATGTAAGAAATGTATTAAAATTAATATAATGGAAAAGACAGATAAGAATCCCAAAGGAGCTGGTAGAAAAACAAATGTGGGTACATATGAAGAACGTATCCCCGAAGCATTTGATATGATATTATACAAAAAACTAAGTTACAATGAGTTTAGAACCGAAGGTGCCAAAAAATGGGGAATTTCAGAACGTCACGCTGAAAATGTTTGGAAAGATTGTAAAGAAAGGTTACAAAAGAGATTTGATGAAAAGTCAGAAGAAATTATCTCAGAACAACTTAGTAGGTATTTTGACTTACTCGATAGGGCAAGAGCCGATAATAACAAACGAGTAGAACGTGAGACACTAGCGGACATTAATAAACTATATGGTTTGGAACAGAGAAAGATTGACGTTACAACTAACGGACAACCTATTACTATCTCAATCCAATTGGACCAATAATTTTTTTACCTAAACCACGCGTAATTTTTCGTTTTTGATTAACCTACATATGAAAATAGAATTTATCATACCATCTTACAACCGACCTGAGAAGTTAATGTGTACAATTAGTTCAATTGTTGCACAGACAAATCCCAATTGGAAACTACATATCATTGATGATTGTTCACCACAAGTGGATAAGATTAAAAAGATTGAGGAGTTTTATAAAGATGATGAAAGAATAAAATGGACATACCTTGATACCAACTATGGTAATTGGGGACACCACTCTAGACAGATTGGGATGGACGAATCAACTGAAGAATGGGTTATTATGACTGGTGATGACAACTATTATGTACCAGAATTTGTGGACCTAATGTTAAGTGAATCTACAAACCAACACTTTGTATATTGTAATATGGTACACAATTGGATGAATAGAGAATATGTTCCAATTAAATCTAAATTAGAATTAGGGTACATAGATATTGGAAACTTTATGGTTAAATCCAATATGGGTAAAAAGATTAGATTGATTGAGGAAGAGAATTGGGCTGATTGGTTTTTTGTTCAGGATTTTATAAAGAAGTTTAGTATGGCTAAGATTAAAAAGGTAGAAAAAATATTATATGTCCACAACTAATATGGAAATAAAATTAAAACTATTTAAGAAACAACTTGAAACATTTCAAATCCTTCTTGACAACACTCATAGGGAAGTGTTATTTGGTGGTAGTAAGGGAAGTGGAAAATCCTATTTGGGTTCTGTTTGGGTTCTATATATGTGCATTACTTATCCTGGCATTCGTGCACTTATAGGTAGAACAGTATTAACCCAACTACGTGTCACCACTATTAAGACTCTATTAGACTTATTCAAAGAGTGTGGTATTAGTTCCGAACACTATACTTATAACCAACAAAGTAATGAAATTAGATTTTGGAACGGTAGTGAGATTGTGTTTAGGGATCTTCAGTTTAATCCTAGCGATCCCAATTACGACTCTTTGGGTGGGTTGGAATGTACTATTGCTTTCATTGACGAGGTTGCACAAGTATCTCGTCAAGCGTATGATGTAGTCCGTTCACTATTACGTTATAAGATTAACGAATATAAACTAACACCAAAGTTATTTATGTCTTGTAACCCATCACAAACGTGGTTAAAACAAGAATTTTATATACCATATACACAAGGAACACTTGAGAAGTATAAGGTTTTCATACCAGCATTACCAACAGACAACCCTAACTTACCAGCAGAGTATCTTGAAATACTTAGAAACCTACCACCAAAACAGAAACGAAGACTCTACGATGGTGATTGGAACTACGAGAGTGAATCAGATAGTCTATTTGAATTTGATGATATAACAGCATCAGTCTTTAGACATATACCAAATCCTGAAGATAAACGTTATGCAAGTATTGACGTTGCACGTTTTGGTTCAGATAGGTCCGTGGTTATCATTTGGAGTGGACTGGTGGTCTTAGAAGTGTTCATCTATAGTAAGTTATCAACCACACAATTATCGTCCGAAATTGGGGAGTTATTACAGAAGTATGGTATCCATCCATCCAACTGTGTTATAGATAGTGATGGCGTAGGAGGAGGAGTTGCGGACCAGATTAGAGGACAGAACTTTGTCAACAACTCATCACCATTACATAAACAGAACTATTCCAATTTAAAATCTCAATGTTATGTTAAACTATCAGAGTTATTCAAAGAGGGAAAGATTAGTTTAAACATTCTTGACCCAACAAAGGTGGATGACTTGACTCAGGAATTATTAAGTGTTAGATTAAAAGACACAGAGAAAGATAATAAGGTAGCTGTTCACTCAAAAGATGAGATGAAGAAGATACTTGGTAAATCACCCGATATATCAGATGCATTAATGATGAGGATGTTATTTGAGGTGAAGAACCATAAGACAACAGGAAAATACAGTATAAGTTTTATTTAATATGAACAAAATTACATTTGAAATAGATGGTAAGGAATATAGACTACCAGGATTAATCACAATTGGTGACTATGTTAAGATTTTTAAGGTTAAGAATTTGTTTGAGGATGAGTATTTCTCAGCAAAAATCATAAGTATATTGACAGGTGCACCAATGGATAAGTTGATGGATGCACCAAGAGACCAAATTAAGTTCTTATCAGATAAGATATTGGAGATTATTCCATACGAGAAACCAGCTTTCTTAGATAAGTTCACATTAGATGGTGTAGATTATGGGTTTATTCCATCGTGGAAGAGAATGTCATTCGGTGAGTTTGCTGATTTGGACACATTAATGACCAAAAAACAGGATGAGATATTAGATTATTACCATATAATCACAGCAATCTTATACAGACCAATAACAAAATCCAAATCAGAACACAACTTTGAGATTGAAAAGTATAATCAAGACACCCTATATGATAGGGCAGAGTTGTTTAAAAACAAACTAGACGTTGAGGTGGCTTTAGGGGCACAGTTTTTTTTTATCAAGTTCGCAGAGAATGTCTTAAATCCTACCCAAATATCTTTGAGGATGTGGATGAGGATCAGTTGGAGTCAGATAAGAGTCGCATGGAAGATGAGAAAGACCCTATGGACCTTGGCTTGGAAGAAAGATTTGGATGGTTTCTCATTCTCAACAGAGTATGCAACGATGATATTACAAGACATAAGGAAGTTATTGAGAAAACAATAATAGAAGTACTCAATCAACTAAGTTTCATTGTACAAAAGGAAGCAGAAGAAATAAAAAGACAGAAAAAGGCTATGGGTCATCTTATTTGATGATACGTTATTACAAATTTTATATTTAATACTGATGGTTAACTTTAAACAAATAGTACAAGATTTAAGTGGTATAGCATACAATCACGAACAGATTAACTCTTTCGGGTTTGGTGACATTACTCAAATCACAATGGATATTGAAACTGAACAGGAACCATTATATACAAAAATGTATGTGGTACCAGGTGATGTTGTACTTGCACAGAATAGATTGGATTATAACTTTTCAATTATTATATTGGACCAAATTAATGATGACCTATCTAATCAACAAGATGTAATGTCTGATACTTTAGAAATTACTAAAGACATATTTACCATCTTATACCAATCATACACAGCAACATACGGTGGATTCAGTATAGACTACGAACCAATATGGGGACCAAATGTAACACCATTCTTAGAAAGATTTGAAACAATCTTAGGAGGGTGGACATTAAACATCACCATTGAACAACCGTTTGATTATAACACCTGTGTATTACCTATATCAGGATTAACCTTACCAACATCAGTAAATGAAGTTACATACAAACAAATACTATATGACTTTAATGAGATTGCTAGAGCACACGAACAAATTAATTCGTTTGGTTTTGGTGATATAGAACAGTTGACAAATGATATTGTAACAGAGAAAGAACCAGTATATACAAAGATGTATGTTGTACCTGGTAACACACAATTAGCACAAAATGAGTTGATATACAACTTCCAAATAATAATAACGGACCAATTAAACGATGACTATTCCAATCAAAGAGATTTGATGAGTGATACACTTGAGATATGTAAAGACGTATTTACTGTGTTATATTTATCAGAGTATGAATCTGAATGGAATGCAACTGTCTCACCTTTCTTAGAAAACTATGAGACAGTATTAGGTGGATGGACAATGAATTTAACAATTACCCAACCATTTGATTATAACAGATGTGTTCTTCCTGAACTTCCATTTGTTGTACAAAATAAGAAGTGGTCTGAATTGGCTGAGTTATGGAAAAATGTTGATACAACTTGGAGAAATACATAAATGAAAAAAAATATTAATATATAATGGGACAATTGACCAATCTATATGTTTCGGAATCCTATCAAGGATTAATTAAACTAACAGACTCTACATCAGGAGTTACAGGAACTTTACAATATCTACAAGATGGTTTAGGTAATAGACTACCCATCCAAATGTCAACGTCTTCTGTAAGTATAACAGGTTCTTTATTTGGAACCGCTTCTTATGCAACACAAGCATTATCAGCATCATATGCACCTGACAATAGTAATAGGAATGGTTTAATTACCACAGGTTCTGCAGGTGGTACTCAATCAATTACTGGTTCATTAGGAATAACTGAAATAAAAGGAACAGGAAGTTTATTCCTTCAACCAAATCAAGGTGATGCAAGATATTTGGAAATATATAACACATCACCAACTGATACACACATCACAGCAAGTGGTGGTCAAATATTTTTGGGTGATGACCAAACATATGTTAAGGTTGATAATTACGGTTCAGTTGAACGTATTGATGTTGTAGCAGGTAATGAATTAAATGTTTCATCATCAGTAGTAAACCTTACAGGTTCATTACATCAATCAGGTACATTCTACCCTGATGTTATTGATTGGTTTAGTAGTTCAATAGTTCAAAATACAGGTTCATATGTTTTAACAACAGATGCATTAGGTGTAACTCAATATGATAGTTACCAAAATGTAGCATCAGCATTACAACCATTTATTAATACAGGTTCAATACCAGCAGGTACAGTATCAGGTTCAGCACAAGTTGCAGCATTTGGTTACGCAACAACTGGTTCAAATACATTCAATGGTTCACAAACAATATCAGGAAGTTTAATTGTAACAGGTTCAATCACAGCATTGTCTGCATCAATTACTTACTTACAAACAGTTTATCAAACATCATCAATTATATTCTCAAGTGGTTCAAATATCTTGGGTGATGAAGCATCTGACACACAAACATTATGGGGTAGAGTAGCAATACCAACAGGACCAGTATCAGTTACAGGTTCAGTTATA